CGATGTCCATTTCATCGCGGAGTCGTTGTAGTTCGTCACGCACTTGTGCGATGCTCGGGTGCTCTACCATCCGAAAGCGAGGTGATAGGCCGCAAATGCAAGCAATGGAATAGCAACAATCACGATTATGAGATTTATGCGTCGGTGACGATAAATGCAACGATTGCAAGTGCATGTTTCGCGGTGCTTCATGGAATCTCCTTGTGCTAAGTGAACCGAAGTTCAGGATGTGAAGAAACTAACGCATAAAGATGTGGCCTGTCAAGCCACCAAACCTGACAGGCCACCCAGACGGCGGAAAGGTTAAGAACCGTCTGGAAGATGAGTTGGCTCGGGAACGATGACCTCTGAGGCCTTTTGTGCCTTTTTGCGGCGCAATTGTGCATCACCGCGAAGAATCTCCATCGGATCAATGCACTTTCCGTTTCGACCCTTGATTGCGAAGTGCAAATGTGCTCCAGTGGTTGTAGTACCGGTATTGCCTGATTCGGCAATGTGCTCGCCCTGCTTGACGCGCTGACCGTTTCGCACGAGAACCTTGCTCAAGTGCAGATAGTGGGTTTCGCGGCCGTCAGCATGCGTGATAATGATGTTCCGACCCCGCACCTGCTCAGCGTGTCCGTCGGCAAGCGCAACGTGTCCGTCAGCTGCCGCAAACACATCATCGCCAGTATTGCATGCGAAGTCGTCACCGGGCAGAACGGAACCGCGCTTGACGTGTGCTGCGAAGTCGTCGCGGATTTCATGAGTCTTGCAAGGGAAATGGTAGTCAACGTTAGTCATTAGATGCTCTTTCCGATAATGATTGATGCAATAACTGCTGCGATTCCTGACAGTCCTGCAAATCCCCAGACTCGCATTTCAAGGTTGCGAATTCTGACTTCATGGTCGTCAAGTTGTTTCGGGTGGTCCCCGAGTCGAAGTTCGAGCTCGAGAAGTTTATCGTAGATTTTTTCCAACGTAACGACGACCCCGCTATCGCTCATTTCTTTTCGCTTTCGCTCTTCGCCCGGGCGGTCTCAATTGCGGAATTGATTGTGGCATTGAAGTCACGATCACTCACCTCGCCCTTGCCGGCGTAGATAAATGCGAGTGCGCCAAAGATTCCGAGAACACCGGTCAATGCTCCCATCAGCGCGGATTGTGCGACGGTGAGGCCGATTGCGGAACCTGCACCGAGGCCAGCAATCCCAGCACCAAGTGCGAACGACGCGACGCGGAGAATTCGTTGAATGAGGTATTTCATGTTTATATCTTCCAAAGGTATAGGTCGAGCATGTAACGGTCTTGCGAAATATCGCCGTTGATACCAATTATTCGGTATGTCGTAGTAGTTCCGCGATAGACAAGCGAAATGGTATTTCCAACGGTAAGGGATGAAACTGATGCTAACGATTCTTGTGCATTCCATCGAATTCTTGTTGCCCGGATAGAGGTCGAGGTAAATCGCGCGAGGAGATCGTTTGCCAAAGACCTGAATGTGTTTTCGATTCCGATTGATTGCGAGGCATTCACTTGTCCGGACCACATGAATGCGAGTCCAGTCGTTGTTGCGGTATCACCATCGAAATAATTGATTCCTGACATTGTTGTTCCCGAGGAATCACACTCCATCATCCACATCGCATCAGTCCAGCCCATATCCCCGACGGAGTGGTTTCCGCCACCAGAGCGGGTGTAGTACGCCTGTGCAACAGCTCGAACTGCTCCCACTGGGGCTTGGCCGAGAACTGATGCCGCATACCAAGTGTTCGCCGTAGTCAAGGGAACAAACGTTCCCAGTGATCCTGAACCGACTACGGCTTCGTTTTCGTCATACCAGTTGATTCGGGCAGATACCTGAACATCGTTGCGCGACGTCGTATCGCGTGCTGCATAAAGTTTGAAGTAGTAATACTGGGAAGCAACAACTGGAATCGCATCAGATTCCCCGCCAGAGAAAAGAACCTGCACGGCGGCTCCAGCGGTAGTAATACGCCAACGATGCGCCCAACCTCCCGACGCTGCGCCAAACGACGGCTGCCGCCTACGACCACGAGATGTGGCACTACCGGCGACAGAATAACCGTTGTCATCATATTCAAGCGACGGATTAGCAATGAGATTCGCGTAAGGATGATTACCCGGTACCAGCGCAATTGGAGTATCGCGGCACGTTTCAATTTCGACACGACGGTTTCCGTAAGAGGCAATTGATGTTGCATCGGTCGAGACCCACTGCTCGTCATTCATGACACCCGAATATTGACGAACATGATTCACGTCAACGACGCCATCCTCGGATGCACCGCCGACTTTGGTGAGGATGTTATATGCGAGTGGCCGTACTGCACAACGATTCGTCACCGTAACGTTGTTTGCAATTGTTTGTGACGACGATTCGAGGTCAATTTCGGTGTAGTGCAATTGCCCAGCAGAACCCGCAACATCGGTGAATGTCTTACCAGTTGAAACGTTCGTTGTCCATCGACGATAGGACACCATTTTGTCACGACCAGTCGTCGAATTGGTCGGAATCATCGAGTTACCGAACCAGTATCCGTCAGATGAACGAACTGCAAGGTCAAGGTGGTCTGCAATCGAACCACTGTAGTCAGTGAGACCGAGTTGCATTGTTCCTGCACCGAACGTCGTAACCTCAATCAATTCGGTGGCGTTTGTTGAATCGAATGCATTGTTTAGTGAACGAACACGATCCTCCAGATAGTGTGCATACCCGGTGGCAACATATGACGAGTTCATTCCGTCAATACCATCAACCTGAACCTGGGTTAGCAACCCAACCCAGTCCAGCGCGGTCACCGTCGTAAGAACAATAGGTGTCGATAGAGCAGATTTCAGGTCATACACGATGCGCTGAGCAACATCAGTGACATAACCAGTGAAAGCATATTCCGTCGTCCCATAACGACGAACACGAATGTAATCCCCTGAAGTGGGAACGGTGGCCATGTCACGAAATGATGCCGTGAAATTACCGATATCGGGTCCAACATCACCAAGCGTAATCGTCTGCTTGCCCAGTGAGTACGACCCGAACGTCATGTAACGCGTTTGGTCTACCCAAGAGAAAGCGCCAGAAGTCGAAGTGGTTTCAACTTGAATCTGCTGATAAAGCGGTCGCTCGATAACTGTTGACATTACTAGCGGCCACCATTCGCCCGGTGATAACTATCCAATACCCTTTGAACTTCACGCCCAGACGAAACCGAATCAATCGGTCCATTGATATTGACAACAATTGATGCACCCTGACGGTCAGCAACCGGAGGAAGACCGCCGCCACCCGAAGTTTTCTTCTGTGAACCGCCAGTACCCTGGGACCATATGGGTCCACTTCCCGAACCACTTCCCGAACCATTACCCGAGAAATCCATCGAATTTGTGAAATTCTTCATCTTATTTGACCCAGCACCAGAAAGCCAAAGAACAGCATTTGCAACGGTAACGAGAGCCTCGCCAATCTTGATGGCATTATCCAACCATGCCTTGATGTCTTTTTTCCCCTGTGTGGAACCTAACCAAGTTACAAATTTTCCAAACTGGTCAGCAATATCCTGGATTGCTTTTTTCCCACCCGGTGATTGAATCCAATCAATGATTTGTTGTTTGAGATTGTCAACCATTGGTAAAGCACGTTTCGCAATTTCTTCACCAATATTTTGGAAAGCGATTCCAATCACTGCTAAAGGATCTGCAGTCTTTTCCGCGAGGCCATTTACTTTGCCCTCGATGATTTTCATCAGATAATCTGATGCGGCCATCTTTCCGTTGGTTTTTTCAATTGCGGTAGCTTTTCGCTTTTCAGCATCGGTGAATACAACACCGAGTCGGTTTAGCACATTGATGTTTTTGATTGGGTCTTGCATCATCCTTGCAAGTTTCACCGCATTAGTTTCAGCGGTCCCGAATCCAACTGCTCCGAGATTGATTGCTGCTTTAGTTACACGATCAAACATGCCGCCGACTGAACCTGCAGTTTTTGCAAGGTTCTTGAACATCAGCAATTTAGCCTGGATTGCCATGATTTGCTCATCATCGACGCCAGTCGCATAAGCGGTCGCATCGGCATAACCCATGAGACGCTGAACGGTTTTATCAGTCGCCTTTCCCAGGCCCGACATATTCCGCGCCATATAGGTCAAACGGACTTCTGCTTTTCTCGCTTCAAGACCGAGGTTCAGAAATTCAGGAACCAACTTGACCATAGCGATGCCAAGACCAACGACTGCTCCCGCGGCTATGCCAAAACCACGTTTTGCGAATGCTCCGAAACTAGTGGTCTGCTGCGCTGCTTTCCGCATACCAGAGGAGAATTTCGTTGTGTTGGCAACAACAGTCACCACCATGTTCGAAATTGCCATTGTTACCCCCGGTTAGAAATTGCTTTGAATATTGCATTCATTTCAAGAACTGTCAGATTCTTGATATCTGTGAGCGAAAGCCCGGCATGAACTACAAGTGCAGCGGTCATGTCGGCCCGCTCAATTTTCATTTTTTTTCAGTTGAACTCTCACCGAGGAATTCCATCACCTCGGACATTTTCATCTTCTTCGCGTCGTCAATTGTAAAATTTGGATTTTCTCGACGCTTGAGGATCCATGCAAGACCGATGCGCAGTTTTGTCGCCGTCTTAGAATCATCACCAATTTCCGAAAGTGATGCGTCGGCGAATTCCTCAATTTCTTCGATTTCGCCGAGTGTTATTTCATCAAAGTCCATTTGTTTCAAACCCTTTCGCTTTTATCCATGCCATTGTTTTTTGATTGAACATTGAAACAATTGCGCGTTTCATGCTCTCGCGAGCACGCACCATGTAAGGATTTCCCTTACTTCTATTGTTCCAGAACGCATCGATTGATGCCCCAATATATGTAATTTTACGGATACCACTCGTATATGCACCATAAGAAACACGACGAGCATAAGGAGTCCGACCAAGCACAACACCGCCAAATGTCGTTTTTGTCACACCTTTTGAACTCCATTTTTTCGATGCTTGGCCCCTGATACTTGTGGCAAGTTTTCCGTGAAATACGGGTGCCGTCGTTGCCGCTTTCGCCGCGACCATGATTGCAGCTTGCTTGATCATCCCCTCGAACTCGTTTCTCTCCATGCCAAGAGCAAGTAGTTTTTTACGAGTATCGGATAGGCCAGTGATATAAGAACGCCCTTTGGAATCGGTCTTGTAAGTTAGACCGATTCCTCCGGGCGAACTCGAGGACATTACGCGGTGACGAGGTTGATGTCTCCGACAACATCCATGCGAACACCGTCGAACGAGAACGTACCATCAGCGGAGGCGTCTCCACCAATCATGAACGCGCCCTGAGCAGGAATACGGACTTTACCTTGAAAGTTCGGCTTCGAAGTAGTCGGGGTTGCAACGCCGTGCGGGTTATAAACGAAATCAACCTCGGTTCCAGCACCGGTCCACATCGCTCGCCAGAACGATGCCGTGTCAGTTGACTGAACACCACTTACGGTGAAGAACCAGTCACGACGACCACCGAGCGAAGCGTCATAGAACGTGTTCACATCCGATGAAGCATCCTCGGACTGAAGCGAAACCGACGACAAGTCAGCCCAGTAATCAACGGCATTGATCGTGAGCTTCAGCGCATTGGCCTTGATACGAGTTGACGTACCAGTCATTTTTGTCTCCTAAAGACTTGTATTTTGATAAACAGTGAGAGTGGCGGTCAAGAATTCAGCATTCTGAACCGTCAGAAGTTGTGGCCCGGATACTGCAGCAACATAGAATCCAGCCGCTTCGCTTACTGCAGCGAGAGCAGAATCAACCATGTCATCGAGTGCTTTCGAAACGGTCGCATTCGCTGCCGTCTGTACGATGAGCGTTACGTCGAAACCTACCCGAAACGCCCCATAAACGTCGCCTGAAGCCACCCAATCGCTTGAGGGCTCCAACACTGCCAGAGGCGGCGTAATACGCTCAGGAACGACCTCAACGCCACGAATCCCCGCCGCCGTAAAGACCGCGAGGAGAGCCGAACGTGCCTCAGAAATCATCCGATGCTCAATCCAACCCACGGCGAAAGAATCGGGTAAGCCCCAACCATCGGATCACGAGCAACACGAATCGCCTGACCACCATCAAGAGTCGCAAACTGCGCAACCCCATTCGGTGCGGAGCGACGGTGGAACAATTCCGAACCGCACTCAATCTTTGCTCGCTTGAGCACATCAGCAGGTACGACGACCGACCCACAATACTTGTCAACAAGAATGTGAGCCTCATCCCAACAGGATGATACGAAAGCGTTGTCGGAGTCAGATGCACCGACATAGGCTTTCAGGTCGTCGTACGCTGCCATTGTGACTAGTCGGCGAGAATCGGAACGATTGCTGCCGGGTACTCAGCCGCGGTCGCAACGTAGTCCGCAAGGGCGAACTGCTGCGTGAGCGAGATTGCGTCGGTGTGAGCGAGACGGAACGCACCCGAGGTGTACTGGCGAATTGCCATTCCGTTCACGAGTGCACACTCGAGACCGTTGGTGTTGAGAGCCGCCGAGACGACAATCGGAACACCGGCAATCGTGCCAACAAGGTTGCGGGGGTCTGCCGAACCGACGGTGCGGGTGGCTTCTCCAGCGAACTCGATGATCGGGTGACCCTCGAGCGAGAGGAGAGCCTTTGCGGTCGTGGTGTCAACAACGAGATACTCGATGTCCATACCGAGCGGCTGGAAGTACGTCGCCTTTGCATCGAGGATTGCTCCAGCCCAGCCCTTGTAGTCCTCGGTTGCACGAGTGACGACGTTGCCGGCCGAAATCTGGTCGCCGACGACAGCCTGGTATTCGCTGACGAGTTGGTTCGCCATCTCGTTTCCGAGAGCGATTGCCTGTCCACGGAGAACCGAGTCGAGGTAAGGAACGGTCGAACGCTCAATGACCTGCTTCGAAAGCGAGGAGTAGTTTCCAACCGTCTTGATGTCGGCCGAATCGGTCGTCACATCGAGCTGGTAGTAACCAAGTACGTCACCCTCGGCGGCCTGAACGTCAGTGCCATTGGTGATTCCCTCGACACGAGCGAACGTGATGACCATGCCCTGCGCGGGGGTCGTGCCAGTGGCGAAGACCTGACCGAGCGGGTTTGCACCCTGAACGATGCGGATGAGGTCGCGCTGAATCGGGGTCGTGACCGAGTTGCCAGTCGTTGCACCCTCATAGGTGCGGACTGCATTCTCGTCACCGGTCGCGATTGCGGCGAGGAACTCACCTGCGGAACGGTAGTCGACGACCGGAGCCTCGACCTTGTTGATGCCAGCGACTTCACGCTCGAGCACCGTGATCGCTTCACGAACCTCGGCGAGGTCGGAAGCAGCGGGAGTGTTGTCCTCCACGGTTTCCTCCTGTTCTGGAGCCGAGGTCGGGACTTCCGACTCGGTTTCTTCCTCGCGCACAGAGGTCACAGTTGCGCCCTCGTACCACGGGAAACTTACTAGACTGACTTCTTTGACGTCAGCGGCGGTGACGACTCGAGTGCGGTTTTCCTGCACCGTCGAATCGCGCATGATGAAACCAACCGAGAAACGGTTGATGACGCCATCCTGTAGCAGAGTCATGGCATCCTTGCCACGAGTCGTCTGCGAGAGTTGAGCGGTAATTTCAAAACCAGTATCCGTTGAACGACCCGAAAGAATTTTGCCGATTGGCTCTTTCGAGTCATGCTGCCACATCAATTTAGCATTTGGGTCAAGTGAAACCGAATCGCGTGCAAACATTTCACCGTTCGCAACCTGATCGTAAGGAACAGCAATTCCCTCAACGATTCCATCGGCCGCGTTCGTGACGCGGAATTCCATCTCACGAGTTTCCATTTGTAGCCCCTTGCATTTCAGCGGTCGTTGGCAAATCCTCAATCGACCGTACTTCATCCTTTGTCATCCACCCGGTGTTCGGGTCGAGCGCAATTGCGTGTGCTTGATAACGAGTCAACGTATCCGAACGGAGAAGAGAATCAACATTGATTTTCACCTCAATACCACGAACGGCAAGGAATGACATTGCCGATTCGATTTCGACGATGTATTGCGAGAGCGTATAGCGCACAAACGCCATCTGCTCCTGCTCCATGTTCGTGTAAGTCATCGAGTTACCGTCAACGGAAGCCATAAGCATGTTCGCGGGAATGCCGAACAGACGGCCAATCTGCTGAACGTTCCACGATTGCGCTTCGATGAACTGTGCATCGCGCGGGTTGAGATACATCGATTGGTACGAAAGACCGTTGCCGAGAACAACTGTTCCACCAGAACCGAGCGCATTCCACGCTTCCTTAGCGGCGCTCGCCGCATCAGGCGACAGCATCTGGTCAGACTTCAGAACACCGCTCGGAACTCCACCCGAATCGAACCATGTTGAAGCATAGTCGCGAGTGTCACGAGCATTGAGAAGCTCTTTTTGCGCTGCTTGAATGGGGCCGAGACCATAAACGTTGCCGGGCACTCGCATCAGGGCAAGGTGTTGAATCTGGTCCAGCGAATACTTGATGATGCCACGGTAGGTGTAATAAACCGCGTTCCCATAATCGTCAGTGTTGATCATGATGTCGAACGGATTCAACACCTCAAGTCCGACCGTCTCATTGCGAGGATTACGCGAAATAAGCCAGTAAGCATTCCCAGCGAGGGCAAGCGAATTGACCGTCTGCTCCATCCAGTTTTCGCGAGTCTTCTTCGGGTCAGGCTGACGAATCCAGAGGGGTGTCGGGGAAACCTTGACGTCATCACGATAAGCGTGAATACCCAACTGCTTCATCGCCGTGGAGATGATGCTAACGGATCGATAGACGCTCGCAAGCGACAGAGCATCGCTTGTGGTAACACCCGACGTTGCGTTGCGCGGCGGAAGAACGATAGATGACGACCGTTCCTCGAATTGTGGCGCGAAAGAATCAACGACATCGATGTGCCGCATCGGATTCAGAAAGTCAAGAAATCCCATTACGCTCGATTATGTCATGAACTACCGACATAACGCAATATTCTTGCGTTAGCGTGTCAAATTGTGGCTGGGTCTTTCGTTGGAATACCGACCGAGGAATAAATTGCCCGGGCAGATGGGTCGTTATCGATTGCTAGGTCTGCCGATTTCGAACGGTTCGCAACTTCACGCTTCCACTTCAACGTGTCCTGTGTCGAATAAGGATTCATCAACAACCGAGACCAATGCACACCAACAGCGCGGAGCGCACTCGCTGTCTTTGCACGATCAGATGAAACACGACCGGTCACAATCCAGATAGGGCCGTGGAGCGAGTTGACGTATTCGATGACGCGTCGAATCGGCTCCGTTCCATTACGGAGCAGCGTTCCATCAATGTCAACGATTACTGGCATGACTCACATTGGAGCAAGTCCATTGGGTCAACAGGGACAGAGTAAGAACCAACATTTTCGTTTTCCATAGGTGTATCAGAATACCTGAAGCGAAACCTCGCGCAAAGTGTCAGCGCCGTGTACTGCCAGAAGTGTTGCCATTACCGCATCAATCTCCACAGCCGAGTCGCGTCGGGATACCCGGTAACCCTCCCCAACAATCTTGCGAACCGTACGAGGAATCTGCAGCGACAACAAAGGGTCCGCACCATGCTGGAGTGTACGCCGTGCAAGGCGAGCGTAAAACATGGAAGATGCATTGACAACATCAGCAAGCGTTGCAGTTTCAGCAGGAAAGCCACGAAGCCTCAACTCCTTGTGTAGATCGCGGAGAGTGTACCCATCTACGATGATGGCACGAGGAGAGAAGCTGACGAGCTGCTGACACACGAATAGCAATTGTTCAAGCGACGGTCGATTGATTGACGCGACCAGTTCCGTATGAATGACGTCATCGACCTTTACGGCAACAGCAACCGAAGCATGCGCCCAATCTGGAGTTCGGTCAATTGCAAACACGTATTCACCCTTTGGCAGAGATTCGCCGAACGGACGTTGACACTTCTGCCAGAGTTCGAATGGGATGAAAGTCTTTGCTCCAGACTGAATGAACCGGTTGAGTCGATAACGAACTATGTCATCGTCTGGCATGACGCGAACATCTTGAAGCAGAATCGTTTCGTCGATTCGCCCGGATGCGAGCGCAGGATTCGCTTCCCGCAGCAACGCCATGAGCTCATCATCGTTATCTGGTACACGTGCTTCTGATGCTTCCCAAATCCACGCACCGAAACGCTCGAGGTCGCCGGCAATTGCTTTGTCCGCGTTCGCATAAAGTCTGGTGAGCAATTCAGAATTCTCATCACCAGCAGTCGTGATACCAACCAGCAGAGTGTTCGCTCGCGATCCTGTACCAGCCTGAAGAGCATCCCAAACTTTCGGTGATACGAGGTGAACCTCATCGACAACACCAACACTCACTGGAATACCCTGCAACGTATTTGCCGACGATGATTTGATTTCATACCGAGAACCGTCGAGCGTTTTGATTCCACGAGTCTCAGTAAGTTTCGACATCCTCCGCTGCAACGCAGGGTTCGAAGCAATCACTCGTTGGAGTCGGTCATACACGAGCGCGGCCTGTTCACGAGTCGAAGCGACACCGACCGAATACTCTCCAGCTTTACGCATCAATGACCATAAACCGAGCGCGCCGACAATCTCGCTCTTGCCATTCTGACGTCCCATCGAAATAAGACATGATCGCCAACGCAGCTCACCATTCGGTAGCGTCTCAGTCACACGGCGTAACAACTCAACTTGCCAGTCGTCAAACTTGAATCCTGGTGAAGCAGCAGACCACGCCAACTCAATCGCAGGAAGAAGACCGTCAATTGATGACGTGAATTCCTCCGCAAGAGCAGGAGTGAAACGCGCTGGACTGAACATTAGCGACGGAGCAGAACCTCAAGCGCATCAACCTCCGCTGCTTCCGGAGCAGAGTTCCGCAACATACGCAACGCCTGAAGATACGAGCTCGATTTCGCCGCTGTGTATTCCTCATCAAGTGATTCCGCAGTAACCAAACAGAGCGCAACGATTGCAGCATGCTCTTCACCAATCCAACCGAGTTTGTCAAGCGTCATTTCGAGAGCGTTGCGGTTTCCTGTTGGAAACGCGCGCCATGTTGCTTCAGTCATGATTCTCCTCGAGTTCAGTGTGGCAGAAGTTGAAAGGTTTTTGTTTGGTATTTGTGGCAAGGGGA